ATACGGGGTCTGCACCTGTCCCAATACACTCCTTTAGCACTAATGTAAAGAGAAGCTTCGTCAACACGAGAAGTTGTAATGGTTTCTAGCTTGGCTATGGCACTAGTATTGCCTCGGTCATCAAACTCACAATCAATACCCGACTCAATCAACACTGAAAGGTCAATGACTTTCTTTGCTGTCTTATGCCACTCTGCATACCAGTGGGCCAAGTCTGGCTGGATATTTGATAACACTGCTTTGGCTACATAATCCGCATAGTTTTGCATATCCTGTTCTGTGAATTTCTTAATCATTGCTCAGCCTTCTTAAATTCTTTATACATTGCTACAGTGAACCTACCCCATGCAGGTACTAATCCTGCAAAATATTCAACCTTACTACTAAATGATTTTGTAACTATATAACCCCAAGATGTGACGATAAACCATCTTGTCATCCCTATAGCTTTTAGTGACGCTGTAAATGTTTTAGTCATTGTCTTACTCCTTTAAGTCCAAATATAGTTTATTAGCTGTACTGCCGCTACGAGAGATACAATCATTGTAACCCAGCCACAGGTTCCAAACACCCAAGCCTTGTGCCCTCCCGCTTCGTTATATATAAGTGTCATAAATATTACCATGCCTGTAAATACATAATACGTCATACATATTTGATCAATCATTGTCTTGCTCCAGTGTTTTATCATGTACAAAATACTTTACAATTCGTACACGTTAGGTTGTTATGTACCGTATATGGTACAAGAGGGTGTGTTTAGATATCTTTTGTAGCTTGTAGGATAAGTAGTGAGCCGGTTAGTTACCTATATTCGGCTCATACCTAAGCTATAATACTGGCTTCATCTGCACCAACAAGAGCTTTAAACTCTTCTATTGCCATTGCATCAGCCTCTTCAATGTTGGCTGCTTGCACAGCAACAAACCTTTTTACGTTACCTTCCACCTCTATAATGAAAGAGATTAGGTCTTTAGGTTTGGTGCAGTCCCATTCCTCTATTGCAGTAGATGAGCTAATACCTTGCTTAATTCTATCCTTGGGCCTGGTGTCTTCCCCTATTGGGAACTCTGGAATAATATCCATGTTTATAACTCCTTACTTGTAAGTTTTACCAGTAAATGACTCATCCTTACGGATAACGTAACCACCACCAATTTTTATAATCACTAAACGTTTAAGTATTGGACAATGTAGTGCAACATGTCGAGTGTGAAGTGAATGGTAGACATGACACATAATCAATGTGCTGTCAGGGTAGGCATCAGAAAGTCTCATAGCACCGATAGCAACTAACTTGTCTTCGTCATACTTTAGAATTGTTAGATGTTCACTAAACTTGTACTTCCACTTGATAATGCTGCCAACCTTATCTGAGTACATCTCATCTCTCGGTATTGCATTACCAAAATATGCACCACCAATTATCATGTAACCACTACCGTCTGTTGTTGCATTAGCAGTAGTCATAACACACCACCTACTAATCCCTCAATACTGAAGCCAAGTTCTTTGGCAGAAATACGGTCTTCTATGTTACGTCTAAGTAGTATCTTAGCTTCAACTTCAGCACGGTCGTTAATTTCTTTAAAGTCAAAACACGCTTTTTCGTGTACAAGGCGGTCGGTAAGGTTTGCATCTAATTTCTGTGTAGTTGTCATTTTGACACCTCTTAGTTATAAGCCACAATAAGGCTTGTTACGTTACTTAGTAGCTTATTACTGAGAGATCCAAATAGCTACGATTTATGTAGTTCTTCACAAGCTTCTTTCACACCTTTCAGTGCAGCTTTAGCTGATATACGTTTGTACTTTTCTACATACGCCATCTTAGCTTGCTCATCACCAGGATGCAGCAGACTAGCAATAGTTTCAAATGTTGATACAAGCACAGACATTTTGTAACTGATTAATTCTTTAGTTAGCTCTGAAACGTCAGTGAGTACTTTAAGTTCAAAGTCGATCTCATCCATGTCGTAAATCATTTCCTGCTTTTCATCATCAGTCATAGGTATTCTCCACTGGAGCAGAAAGCGCTCGCAACTCATTAAGCTTTTCATTGTTTCTTTTAACGTCTTCTTCATGCTTTAGCTCAGCCTTTTCCATCTGATTAATAACTTCCTGGATCATAGCTTCTTGCACTACAGATTGGTCAAGGTTAGTGAAGTGAACGTTATACGGTTCTGAAAGCACTACAGTATTCTTTAGGTTCTCAACTTCATCAATATTGTGTATTGAAGTGAAGTCATACAAAGTATTACGGGTTAACACCAATGTTAACTTTGTTAAATCACTCATAATTACCTTCCTTTGCGCCCTTAGTAGGGCTTAGTTCTGCGGAGATGTTTCGTTGTTGTGCGTAAACTTCTGAGTTATGTACCATAAGTACTTCATCAATGTTGCTGACACACATAACACTAGCTGCATCATCATTACCTATCAGTGTCTCTAAAGCTTCACCGGATGACATGCCATAAAAATCAGTAAGCTCATCCCATATAGTTTCCGATACGTCATAAGTAGTCGTTCTATCAACTAGTGCCGTAACACGGTCTGTCTTAGTTACTTTCATAGCATCAGCTCCGTTAAATTGTCCCAATAAGGGAAATAAATGAGTTCCGTACACCGTGTCTACGACCAAACGCTATAGTCATACCGTGGTCTTTAAGGATACCGTCTAGCTTATCAGCAGCAAATGCTGGGATAGTAAAACCGTAGTGACGGTCAGCATCCGGTAAAGGAGCAGCTTTAGGGCTAATCATATACACAGGCATTTTGTAGTACTTGTCCATAAATGTGTAAGGGTCAACAGGACTGTGCTCTGCCTGGATAGCCATAACGTAGCGTGTCCACCCTAGATGAGCTAAGCACTGAAGTTGGCTATCTCTTGACCAGTTAAATTTGCCCATGCACTGATAAGCATAAATAAGACCATGCACTTCAGATGCAGTGTTGGTTAGTTCAGCATTCAGCATAGCTGCGAAAGAACCATGTTCGGTTTCAGACCAGTCTAAGTGACTTGCGTTATATAGTACCCTAGCAAAATAATACTTCTGAGAATCAGTACCTTTACTTAGAACTCTGATACTACCTACTAGTTCTTGAATTTCTTGTGTGTTCATAATAGTACTCCGTTAGTTCATAGTTTCAACAAAGTCACTAGCTGAAGCGTTTATGTCAATGTTTGGAATGATTGACTGAGGCTTCCAGATAATTCGGTTGTGGTACACACTGACGTTTACGTTTTCAAGCTGTTCAGCAAAATACGTTACGTTGTGAGATAGGCCTAGAAAATGCTTCTTAAACTGTCCAGGACCAGTCTTGCAGGTTACCTCTAACTGAGTTTTTTGGTCAGTGATAGAGCACTTGCCTTCCATCTGAAGCATGTAATCACCTGTGATGCCATTGTAAAACACAATGTTACGCTGGATTTCAAACATATCAGCAGCTTTAGACAAGTTGTGTGATGCAGTTGTGGCATCAGACTGACAGCCTGTTATGGCGATGGATGCTACTAATGGTACTAACAGTAGTAATTTGTTCATTTTGGTACCTTTATAAGTTGTGGTAGGAAAACCCTGGCTTAGTCAGCCAAGGAAGATAGCAATTCGTTATCCGATGCAGTATCTGCAAATGACTGAGAACGGCCCCACTGATAACGCTCTTCAGCAGACATTGCTGAGAATGCGAACATATCGTTGACATACCACTCTTGACCAGCTGCTAATGAGCTGACAGGTTTACCGGTAAGGATTGATTTGGCTTCGGCTAACTCGATAATCTTGGCATCAAGTTGGTCTTGGGTCATATCTGCAGTGATATTGTGCAGTGTGACTTGATTTTTACGTTGGATAGCCTCTTTATAGGCTGCAGAGCGCATCTCTGGTGTGTCTGACATAATACTCATAACTCTTCCTTACTAAATGAAAAGAGCTGAATTGCCCTTTTTTCACAAAAGCGAGGAATCGAGCAGTAAAAAATGTCGGATCGTCCCTATCAAAATAGGGTTGTAGGAACCGCCTAAGAAGACGGGTAAAACAAATGCTGCTAATTAGTGTGCACTAGTAGTTTGGCAAACATAACGGGTATGTTTACCTGACTGTGCACATAACAGCAGGTACTACGGAAGCAAGAACAGATTGCTTTCTTCAATACGATCTTCAGCTTCACCGTAAACGATCTCAGGTGCCACAGCAGGTACATGAGAATGTACTGCAATCTCATTGAGTATGTCACTCAACAGATCACTAGCTAACAGCTCCTTGAACACTTCCTTAGCAGTAGCCATAAGTAATGGATAGCTAGACGGGTGAATGTAGAAGTTGTCGTGCTTGACCAAGATAGGCATGCCGGTAGCACGAATAGCTTGTACCATCCTACGTAGTACATAGGCATCTACGCTGTGAAGTATGTCAGCAAATAGTCCTCTAAGATGAGTTTTCACCTTATGAGTAGTCTTGCCTATAAGCATTTCCTTAGCGTACAAAGGCTTGCCAGTACGAGTAGTCTCGTAAGGCAGGTCAGTCAACTCAATAGTATGAGCATAACCAGACTTGTGACTAGCACTAGCTACGTAGTTCTCAACAGCTACACCACTTTGGTAAGCCTTATGAGAAGCAATCATGCCATCAGGCATAGTCCAGCGCATAGTAGAATACTCACTATGAGCAATAGTAGCTCCCCACTGTGCGATAGCATCAATGTTGACTACGGACTCACCATATACACGTACAAGACTGCTATGAACCTCATCTTCAGTCATATCATAACCATGCTCAGTTATAGTATTAACCAAGCCAGATATATGACCACCGTGCATCACAGGTTGCTGCATAGATTTAACAGTGTCCCTGTCTAGCTGAATACCGAATAGCTCACCGAACCTAGCGTGTGCATCAGTAATGACATCACTGCCGTACAGGTTACCAGACTGTAGAAACTCAGGACTCTTAAACAACAGTCCAGCCATAATGCCTCCACTGAATGTGAAGTCCCAGCCAAACAAGTTGCCACAGTCCTCACCAGCCTGTAGATGCTCAATAGACTCAAGAGCCTTCTTAACTACCCAAAGATTAGCCATTTCCTTCTGACTGGTAGATGCAAGCACTACGTCCTCAGTAACAGGGGTAAAGTGGTGGTTCTTGATAACTGCAGAAGCCTCAACAAGACCAACTCTGTGCTCCCTAGCAGAATAAAGCTGCTGTACGAGAACACTTAGACTGCCTTCACCTAAGTTGTGCTTATCAGCAGAACAATGCTGGATAGTCTCAAAGGTTTTACCATGAGCATTGATACCCTCCAGCCTATTGCCTTCAGGACCAACACGTAAACGATGGTCATACTTAAACGCTAAGTAGTAGATGCAGTCTTGCAACTCCATTACTTCAACAGCCATATCTTTATAGTGCTTACGCTTAAACGCGCCCACCCACTTAATCTTGTTACCATTCTTATCGTGTGACTTGTCCCAGTCATCTTTAAGAGTATAGAACTTATTAAGCACTGCACTACTTAATTCAGAATGCACCATAAATGGTTGATCTGACAATAACTTCAAGAAGTCTTTCTGAGCCTTGACTGGTTTTAGACCACCAATACTCTTTTGAAGTACAACACCTGGTTCAGGCATTACACCATGCAACTTGTCCTTAAAGTTGACCTTAGTAAACGTTACATAGTGGTACTCTCTGGTACCATTAGGTGTAACAACCTTCTCCTTAGTTACAACAAGCAGACCTTCGTCAATTAAGACGTTAGTTACGATAGCCGAAGCAAGTATTGCTACACGCCTCTTCTGACCATCAGTCTGTGTTACTTTTAGCTTACATACAGGTAGCTTATAACTAAGCATGCCCCTAAAAGTGGATACTAATACACGATCACAACTATCTGCAGTAGCAGTAATTGCGGTAACAACAGCAGCAGTACGTAGAGGTAAAAGAACCTCAAATACATGCCTGTGAACCATAGAAGTCCACTCATCCATCTGATTACGTTCTTCAAGAGCTAACCAAGCATCTCTAGTACGCAAATCACCCAAAAAGGTCAGTCCTAAGACCATCTTTAAGGTGTTATCACTGTGGTCAAGAACACTGGTTTCTTGAACTGCTGGATGTACGTTATTCATATACTACTCCTAATTGATAAAATGCACAGAATTGTGCTAGCCGTACCGATTGACAGTACAGTTACATACCGAACATAAAGCAACAATTTGCTAGCATGTCCGTACAACTAATGCCTACTGAGGCACCTTACTTATACTCAGTTATGATGGCGCAAGTACCACCAGCTCTGACTATGTTACGTCGCTCTATACCTTGGCTTACCCAATGTGAAATGCAAGCGTTCTCACTGTCATACCTAGCTTTCGTTAGGTCGTAGTTAATAATTAAACTACCCCATAACAGTAGCAGTGACGTTACGGTACTCACTACGATAGTCACCACACATGCCATTTTGATAGCATTCATATACTGCTCCTTGGTCGGTTAAAGCATTAGCGCTTTATGAAAGGGTCTATATGACCCCTTGGGAAAGAACTATATAGGTCAGTTTATAGTCTTGACGAGGACTGCTTGTGTACTTAACGTACTTATGCAGCGTCTTCTTTCATCAACTGTGCTACTAGTCGAGATGATTCGATTACAGACTGTTTAACTGCCTCTGACGCACTATTAGGCATACGTGCTAGCAGCTCTCGTTCGGCCTTAGAGTAAGCCACACCGGTGTCTTCAGCGATGTAGGCTGCTGTAGCTGTCACTGGTGACATGGCTAACTCACGCACTACTTGTGGTGTAGCGATGATGGCTTGGTTGAGTCCTGCTGAAGCGTTCACTAACTCACCACTGATGGTGGTGCTTAGAGTTCCTGCTACGTTCAACAAGTTGCCTGTTACGTTGTATAGATCTTTAACTACTGATTTGATTACGTTCATGGTATTTACTTCCTTTTTTAATGGGTCCCATCCCAGGTATTGGGGGGGTATCCCGGTTGAGCTAGTCCACAGGACTATCTACTACCTCAGAACTTATAAAATATTTCCCACCAGATTTTGCTAAAATTATATTATAGTAATCGCCCTATGGAATTTGCTTTACGATAAGCGTTCTGGAGCAGGGATCGGGTCACCGTTACGTTGCCCAACAGATATATAAAGGCAAAAATGCTAAGTCGTTGATAACGTTGGATACCGTAATTTGTTTACTATAATTTACAATAGTTGTTACTAAAATAAATTTAAGCGTTTGGGTATATAAGTGGCATTAGATTTTAGTAAACACTATAAAAAGTAGCATTGTTACTATAAAAGTGCTAAAGTAGGATTTATATAAACGGTAAAGGATATTTAAGTATGGCATTATCAACAGACCCAAGAGATATAACGATTACTATAAATACTCAAGAGCTAAACACACTAAGGAAGTTTTGGAAGGATAACCACAACAGGAATGGTAATGAGCTAGTTCCGGAGGCTGAAAAAAGAGTCAATAAGAAAGCAGCAATAGAGGCTATAGACAAATTAGTTGCAGAGGCGCATAAATTTGCCAATATGAACGCAAGTGACAAATGTAAAGAATTTGCTGATGCGTCATTAGCTATTGCTCAAGCAGTCCTGACTATGGAAAAGGTGTAGTTGTGGAAGACACGTACAGCATTATCAATGACCGCACTGGGGAGATCATCCCGGTGGACATGTTTGTAGAACGCATACCGAAAATGTACTGGGAAAGATCCTATGCCAGAGTATTAGCTGAGTATATTGGTGTTGCAGGTACCGCTACAAACAAGGTGCTGGCGTGGCTGATTAAGAACAAGGACAGTAACAATCGTATTATTGGTACGTTTGCTGTTATCGCTAAAGAGTGTGGTACGACAGTGCCAACAGTTTCTACTTTGTTTCAGAAGCTGTATAAAAGTGAGCTGTTGAAGAAGGTTCATAATGGTGTTTATATGCTGTCACCTAGTTTACTTAGGCATGGTGGACAAAATAAAGGTGCAGTCTTGTTCAAAAAGTGGGATGATTGTTAATAGGAACTTACCCGACAGTAGTTCAAGTAGTAAAATTTTTATCTTGGTATAGCTGAGTTTGGTTTAGCACTGCGTTTGGGGCGCAGAGACAGGGGTTCAAATCCTCTTACCGAGACCACTATTTCGCCTGTATGATGGAACTGGTATACATGACGGTCTTAGAAACCGTTGCCGCAAGGCGTGTAGGTTCGACTCCTACTGCAGGCACCATATTTAGGAAGGCTCGCATAATTAGTATTGCACCTCCTTGCTAAGGAGACATCAGAAAGGGTATGCAGGTTCGAGTCCTGCGCTTTCCGCCATTTTTACAAGTACCGGGCCTTTAGCTTAGTTGGTTAAAGCAGCTGACTCATAATCGGAAGACCGTTGGTTCAAGTCCAGCAAGGCCCACCATACATAGGGAAGTATGCTACAAGGTGTGGCAGCGGGTTGTAAACCCGTGGCGTAAGCACGAATGGTTCGATTCCATTACTTCCCACCATTTTAATACGCCCACCAAGCCTATCGTAGAAGCTCAAATTGCGTGGGCTATCCCAAAACCCCTCCTTCCCCTTACTTTACACTTAGCTCTACGGACATGCTTGCGTAATTGTTGCGTTATTGACTACGAAAAGTACATAGTGTACTATCAATTTTTTGAATAACCTTAACAGGAATCAAGTATGCAACAATTTATAGGTACTAAAATAGTAAACGCTAAGCCAATGGATCGTTATGACTACGTTACTTTACGTGGTTGGGGGTTGCCGGCAGATGAAGACGGTACAGATGAAGGGTACTTAGTTGAGTACTTAGATGGTGGTAAATCTAACGTTGAAGGTTTTTCAGGTTATGTAAGCTGGTCACCTAAAGAAGTATTCATTAACGCATATAGCACTTCAGGTAGTTTAACATTTGGTGATGCTCTTATAGTTCTGAAAGCAGGTGGTAAGGTTGCCCGGGCAGGTTGGAATGGTAAAGGCATGTGGCTTGTTCTAGTTCCAGGTACTCCTAATATCGTACCACGTAAGGGTAGCCCGTATAGTGATGCAGGTGTAACTGAAGAAGTTGAGATCCTTAGCCACATTGACATGTACACAGTTAACTCTGCTGGGCGTAGAGCAATGCTACCGGGTTGGCTAGCTAGTCAGACAGACATGCTGTCCTCCGATTGGTGTATCGTAGACTAACCTATGTTCGCTACAAGGCGTAAATCAGACGTGTCCAGTAAAGATGGACTTGGGCGCGTCTACATACTTGAGATCAGACTTAACAATAACGAAGTCATCCATAAAATTGGTATGTGTAAAGCACCAAGGTCTACGGACAGGATGATGGAGATACTTAGATCTTGGTTCCAGGCCTATCGTTATGTGCCTAATACCAGGTGCCGGCTAGACTTTGAAACTGGTGTGCCACTACTTCTTGAAAAGCATCTACACCAAGTTCTTAGTGAGTGGAAGTGGGTGCCGGACAAGAAAGTAGACGGTGGCCAAGAGATGTTCAAAGACATAGACGTAGAGGAAGTCATTAGCTACGTTAAAGACTTTGATTATAATTTATTATTGAAAGGCGTTAATGCCATAAGCACTGACGACCTTGACTACATTAGATCTAAGATTCCAGCTGAAGAGTTTGACTTAGACGAAGACATAGCGTTTTAGGACAATACAATGGCATTACCAGCAACAGCAGAACGTGCAATAGACGCAAGATTAGACATAAAAGTGCTACAGGCACAATTGTCTGCCAAACAAAAGAACATGATTACCGATGACACGGTAGCTGAGCTGACCAAGTTAGCTAACGATCCTGACTACGGTGAGGAGTTCCTTGACGTTTACCGGGATCACCTGAATATCCTGGGTTCTAACAGCAAATATACGACAAATGGCTACATGTCTGCAGTGAAATTCTTCTCACTGACAGAAGCCGGCAACAACATTACTGATTCGTACATCATTGTGTTTCCTGAACGACTTAAGTCACGTACAGATCGTGGACAATCTAAGGCAGACATTCGTGGTGAAGCTTCACGGTACAATAGTACTGCATTAGTTAACGAGATCCGTAAAGTTGCAAGCATTCCTATTCAGCTTATCCACCGGCACTTACTGCATGAGGCCATATTAGAACAAGCAGACTTAATGCGTAATGCTCGTTCTGAGATGGTACGTCAGAAAGCTGGTGAGGTTCTGATAAAAGAACTTAAGCCTACAGAAGATAACGTATTAAGTATCAGAGTTGAAGATGGTGCCAAGTCTGCTATTGCCTCTCTACAGGAAGCAACTGAGAAACTTATTATTAAGGAACAGCAGAGCATTCAAGCCGGTGTTTCTATCACAAGTATTATCGAAGCTAAGATTGTACAACCAGAACAGGATGCTGATGAAACTGCTTATGATGCAGAATTTGAAGAGATTGTTGACGTGGTACCTGAAGAAGAACCTAAGTCTGACGCAAAGTGGGAGTTTTAATGGCAACTGCAGAAGCTGTAGAAGAACTTGAACAAGCCACTGTTGACTTTGAGAAGCTGCTGAACCTAATTGATTACACCCGGTTTGACTCTGGTTATGTGCCTAGTAGATTCGCCTTAAAGTTCATAGCGTTTATCAAACTAGTTAACGGATCTATGGGTGAAGAGAACACCTCTCCTCTGTTCCACTATGACATGTTAGATACGCTCACAGAATCAAGGCAGAACCTGTTTGTTTGCTTCCGTGGAGGCGCTAAGACTTCCGTGATACACGAATACATGTTTCTGTATATCGCCGTATACGGGCAGGTAGACGGGTTTGGTGAGGTTGATGTTGCCATGTACGTAGCTGACACAATAGACAACGGTATCAAGTCTATGAGGCAGAACTTACAGTACAGGTGGGATCACTCACCATTTATGCAAAAGTATGTCCCTTATACTAAATTTATTGATTCTGAGTGGGAGTTCCAAAACGCTGACGGTAAGATGTTCTTCGTCAAAGGGTTTGGTGCTAATACCGGTGTACGTGGATTTAAAAAGTATGGTCAACGTCCCACTTGGTTGGGCTTAGATGACCTTATGTCGGACAAGAACGCTGAGTCTGCAACGATTGTAGAGGACATAAAGAAAGTTCTGTACCGTGCAGCACGTCAGTGTCTACATCCTAAAAAGCGTATGATTAACTGGACAGGTACACCGTTTAATAAACAAGACCCTCTGTATGAAGCAGCAGAATCAAAGTCCTGGAACACCAAGATCTACCCTCTGTGTGAGAAGTTCCCATGTACCGAGGAAGAATTTAAAGGTGCTTGGGAAAACCGGTTCCCTTATACGTTCGTTAAACATGAGTACGAAAGTTTGAAAGAGAGTGGTGAGTTAGCTGCATTTGACCAGGAGTTAATGCTACGTATAACGAGTGATGAAGATCGCTTAGTTAATGATGACGACTTGGTGTGGTACAGCCGTAAAGACGTTCTGAAGAACAAAGGCAGCTACAACTGGTATATCACTACTGACTTCGCAACTACAGACGGTGCTAAGTCTGACTACAGCGTAATATCTGTATGGGCATACAACAACAATGGAGACTGGTTATTGGTAGACGGTATGATAGGCCAACAGCTTATGGACAAGACATTGGCAGACTTATTCAAGTATGTGTCCATGTACAAGCCGTTAGAAGTTGGTGTAGAAGCTAGTGGGCAACAAGGTGGATTCATAGCTTGGATTAAAGCTGAGATGATAAAGAAGAACGTATTCTTTAACCTGGCTAAAGGACACGACAGTAAAAAAGAAGGTATCGTACCCAAGTCAAAGAAAATTGCACGATTCATGCAGTTCATGCCTATAATATCTGCTAAGAAGCTACTACTTCCTGAAGAGATGAAAAGCTCTAAGTATATGGTAGAATTGCTGGAAGAGCTTAGGTTTGTTACTAAGAAAGGATTCAAGTCAAAGCATGATGACGTAGCTGATACTCTATCTATGTTGACTGAACTTAGCCCGTTTGCTCCTAGTGAAGAAACAACAACAGAATATGTGCAGAACGAAGAAGGAACTTTTGCAACATTTCCTGATGATGACGAGCTGGATAGCGGGTATAATAGTACAGTATTTTAGAGTACAGTATGGTAGTATAATTAAAATTTAAAGGTTACACGATGCTAGTAAGCGAAATTATAAACTTAGCGAGTAGCTCAGAGCTTAGGCAGTTATCTGTCAGGACTGATACAAATGCAGTTATCGGGTTTATAAACCTCGGTATGCTAGAACTCCATAAGCGTTTTACCTTAAAAGCTGAAGAAGCTATTATTACCTTACAAGACGGTAAGACTCTTTACACTTTAGATGGTACTGATACAGACGTGAGTATCACAAATCCAGATAACTTCCTTATCGCTATAGAGTGTTACGATGAGTCTGGTAAGCTAGTTCCTGTTAACGACGAAAGAAATCTATTAGGTATAATGACCCCTAGTTATAATACAATTGAAGTCATTAACGTCACAGATGGTGCAAAGCTTAGCGTTATATACAGATCGTCAGTGCCATTTTCTACAGCAGTAACAGACAACGTAGCGTTACCACCACAACTTTTGGAATCTCTACTACACTACATAGGTTATAGGGGTAACACCACTGTATCTGCTGATATTAAGGCAGAAAACAACACACACTACATGAGGTTTGACCAAAGTTGTCAACGAGTAATAGACCAAGGTTTAGTGCTTTCTGACGATATGGAATCTTACAAATTTGACCAAAGAGGTTTTGTCTGATGGTTAGAAAAGCCAGTTCGCTAGTATCAAATACGTTAGCTGTAGACAGAGAGCTAAGTACAGTTAGTTACGATACTGTAAAAATTGTAGCTGATAAAATTACACAGATTACTAACTTAGAATCTCAGTTAAGTACAGTAGCTTCACAACTTGCAACAATAAATTCAAACCTGGCTCAAATGAACCAGGATACTATAGATACTGCAGCTGATGTAGTACTTACCCATGCTGACGTGGTTCTTGCAGAGGCAGATAAAGTACAGACAGCATTAGATCGTATCGCAGTAGCTGCTGATCTAGTGTTAACAAATGCTGATGTAGTATCAGCAGAAGCTGACAAGGTACAAACTGGATTAGACAGGGTAGCAACCAATGCAGACGTAGTTCTTACACACGCTGACGTTGTACTGGCTGAAGAAGATAAGGTTCAAACTGGACTTGACAGAGCTGCCACTAACGCTGACGTTGTACTCACCCATGCGGATGTAGTACTTGCCGAAGCCGATAAAGTTCAAACGGGCTTAGACCGAATTGCGACCGCAGCAGACGTAGTTCTAACTCATGCCGATGTAGTCCTTGCAGAAGCAGACAAAGTTCAGACAGGTCTGGATCGAATCGCTACAGCAGCCGATGTCGTGTCTTCCGCAAGTAACGCCTCCACAGCCACCACAAAAGCATCGGAAGCATCCACCTCTGCCAGTAACGCTGCTTCTACTCTGGCCAGTGCGTTAGTCAAAACCAACAACCTATCTGACCTAACTAACGCAGCAACGGCTCGGACAAACTTAGGTGTAGACGCAGCAGGCACAGTTGGTACCCACAATCATAATACTTTATACGACCCCATTGGCGCATCTGTCGCTATGGCAATCGCTCTTGGAGGTTAAGAAATGAACACTTTTAAAAATGCAGGTGTCGCAATCGGTACCTCACGTACCACTTTGTACACTTGCCCAGCAGCTACTCAAACTATCTTCCATGCACTGTACATCTCAAACATAGATGGTACTAATGACGCTACAGTGACTATTGAGATTACAGTAGATGGTGGCACTACATACCGTCATATTGCTAAGACTGTTTCAGTCCCAGCAGATGCCACGTTAGTACTAGATAAGCCTATCAACTTAGAAGCTGGTGATATTATTGGATTGACCGCATCTGTTGCTGGTGACCTAGAGGTCTTTGCGAGTATTTTGGAGATCACCTAATGTCATATATCGGTGATGTCGGAAGGTTAGACACAACAATTAACTCAGACGTATCTAAGTATACCTATGAGTACATTGCTACAGCAGGTCAGACCGTATTCACCGGTGCAGATATTAATTCTGCTACCCTTGGATACACAGCAGGTAACATCATTGTTACTTACGGCGGTTCTGACTTAGCTTACTCAGATTACATAGCTACTGATGGTACAAGTGTTGTATTAGCTGATGGTGCTGTTGCAGGTAAGATTGTTCGTATTGTATCCCTACAAGCTTTTGAAGTAGCTGATACTTATACTAAGGCTGTAGCTGATGCTCGCTATAAGTCTATCACTGCATCTGAAGGTGGCCCTAGCTTGGGTACTGATTCAGTTATCCGAACTAACATAGACACCATCAGTGAGAACATCACAATCCCAGTCAACACTAATGGTATGTCGGCAGGGCCAATCACGATTGCTGATGGGTTTACTGTCACAGTCAATGGCACTTGGAGCATCGTATGAGTACATTAGAAGTTAAAGAATTATCCCATCCAGCAGGTGAGGTGATTAAGATTGCAGCAGGGAAGACCTTAGACTTGAATAGTCAGGGCACTCTTGTGTTGCCCACTATCCCTTATGCAAAAATGCCTACGGGTAGTGTATTGCAAGTTGTTAGCAGTGGCACTGGGTCGCTGACCGCTTTTTCAGGTACTTCGGGATTAGTCATTGGAGCAACAATTACACCAAAGCAGACTAGCGGTACATTTTTAATAACAGTGGTTATGTCATCCATAACTATTGATGTACATTCTGGTTATGGTCGGTTTGAACTTAAACAGAACGGCACAACGATTGAGATTTTTGGTTATCCGTTTGGATGGAGTTCTACTGATAATGATAAGGGTGATAGAACCCTCAATAAGATGGTTACATTCTCTACAGGCAGTAGTTTTACCTTTGACGCACATTATATTGGAAACGGCTCTCAAGCTGTGCAAGTAAATCGAGATAGTCGGGGATGGTCTTCAGTCACAATAATGGAGATTGCACAATGACATCTAAACTAAAAACAGACGTTCTTGAAACAGTCTCAGGTAGTGGCACGATTGCTCTGACGAATCAGTTGAGTGGTATGACGCATGAGAGTATGCCTGCTGGTAGTGTGATTCAGGTTGTAAGTAATCGGATTAATGTTGGCCACAATAGCACTACAAGTACAACCTACACACAAGTAGGAGGGGTTGGTCTTGCAATCACCCCTACATCAACCTCTAGTAAGATATTAGTTATCATGCATGCAGGCATGGGCATTAGTTATAGACACGCTGGGCTACAGACAGCAATAGCGCGAGGGGCTACTTTAATAGATGGAACAACATACAATAACTATCATGGTAGTGGTGGAGCATCAAACGATATAAATATATATCACAACTATACACTAATGCAAACTGACAGCCCAAATACAACTAGTTTAACAACATATAACCTCTATTTTGCTTCTACTGTATCAGGTCAGATCGTATATGGTACGCATACTGGTTCAGCAGTAGACATAACCCTAATGGAAATTAAAGGATAACTCACATGACCAATAAAGTAGCAGCATTACAAGCACTCACTCCAGCAGCCCAGTGGGTTCTCCGTGGAGATGAATTAGAATGGTTAGACACTGTTCAAACACAACCAACTGACTCAGCCATTGCAGCTAAGATCGTTGAACTACAAGCAGCCCATGACGCAGCAGCGTATGCCCGTGATCGTGCAGCAGCCTACCCATCAATCGAAGAGTGTATCCATGCCTTGTTAGATGGTGGTGATACCTTGACTGACTTACAAGCATTACGTACAGCCGTGAAGTCAGCTAATCCAAAGGGGTAGTAGATTATGACTACAACTATAACGGGTGCTACAGGCATTGATAACATCAAGGCAGCTACGGGTGCGGTGTTGCAGGTTGTTACAGGGACTTATGCAACTATAACCAACATAGCTACAGCAACCTACACAGACTTAGGTTTAAGCGCCACTATTACCCCTACGTCCACATCAAGTAAAATATTAGTTATGTGGACTATTCAAAGTAAGTTAAGTAATGCCACTGAGCTAGGATGGGGTTGTAAGTTACTGCGAAACACTACCGCAGTTTATACAGATACTACGAATTATAGGACTTATGGAGATGTAAACACAGGAGACATAAGATCAACAACACCTATATCGCATTTAGACTCACCATCAACAACCTCTGCCATTGCGTATAAAATTCAGGTATCCACATACGATGGTAACAGTCTTACGTTTAATGATGCCAATAACAAAACTCAAATAACCCTAATGGAGATCGCAGGATGAGCTACTTAGGCAGAAGCGCAAAGCTAAGTTTAAAAGCGCAGGAGTGTAGACGATGACTAAGAGTGCAACAAGGGTAGCGGCTGATAAGGCTACGTTTACTCAAGCAGAAGTCACGGCAAAGGACACCGCAGCTAGGGCTGGTCGTAAGAACTGGATAATTAATGGTGGGATGCAGGTTAGTCAGAGGGGTGATTATACAAGTGCTACCAGTGCGCCAGACGGTTACTACTTAGACCGCTGGAGAGTAGATGTAAATGCTGTAACAGCTAACATACAGCAGTTAACCACTACAGTAGATGGTGGTACTGTGAAAACAATGAAAATCATTGCAACGTCCAGTGCTACAGGAGCGTTGCAAGCATATCAACTTGTAGAAGATTTTGCGGCTCTAGCTGGCAGGACATTAACATTCTCTGCGAGAGTTAAATCGAACCACAGTAGCACTCGTTTACAGATATATGATGGCGTTTCTTTTATAGATAATGCGGGGAGTCGCCATACAGGTGGAGGAGATTGGGAGAATCTAAGCTTAACTTTCACTCCTTCTAACTCAGCAACTACGCTTGGCGCAAGAATAACAGGGTATGACGGGCTTATCTCATTAGCTACTGGCGATTACATTGAGTTCACCAACGTACAACTAGAACTAGGCTCAGTAGCCACAGACTTCGAGCATCGGAGCTACGGGGAAATTCTAGCGGATTGCCAACGCTATTTTGAAAGAATTAACACGGAAGACTCGTATGGGTTTTTCGCGTCTGGTACAGCTTATGATAGTAACACAGGCACTGTTGGGCTTGTTTATACAACAAAAAGAGCAAAGCCAACATTAACATTCTCTTCGGTTAGTCATTTTAAAATACAACATGGGACAACTGGCATGGTCGTTACCAATTTTGCCAGTATTCAATATGGCTTAGACAGGGCTTTAGTTGATGGTAATGGCGTATCAGGTTTGACTCAAAATTCAGGTGTAATACTCATTTCAAATAATGCTGCGTCAGCTTATATTGAAATAGATGCGGAGCTATAACATGGAAAACAACACAGCATGGATCACCTCCTGCAAACTACAAGCCTCTGGCTGGCAAGTCAACGGCAATATGTCAGTACCCAATGACCCTGCTAACCGTCACTGTCAAGATGTACTCGCATGGATAGCAGAGGGTAACACTCCTACTCCTGAGTTCACTGATGCAGAGATTGCAGCTAATGCTCAAGCAGAAGTCAATGCAACAAGTAAGGCCTACTTAGCATCAACAGACTGGTACATCACTCGTCAGGCTGAGTCAGGTGTAGCAGTACCATTAGACGTAACAACAGCTAGGGCAGAAGCCAGAGCAGCGATAGTACAAGGAGTATAACAAATGAGCTACATAGGACGGTCAGGTAAGCTATCTCAACGTGCTTACACCAAGGTTGATTTCCTTGCCACAGCAGGCCAAACAATCAAGACAGGTCTGAGCTATGTAGCTGGATTTGTTGAAGTGCATGTTAACGGTTTACTGATGACCAACTCAGTGGACTACACAGCAACTAACGGCAACAGCGTAACCTTCGTTGTACCGCTTAGTGTTGATGATGAAGTAACGATTGTGTCTTTGACAACCTTCGCTGTTCCTGATACATATACTAAAGCTGAAGCTTCTTCTATATTTAATACATCGTTCCCGTTCTATAAAGCTAACGGAGACTCTGGTATCATCTCTCTACTTAATGGTTACCTTCCCTTTTATAAAGCAGATGGTACGCAAGACAACATAGGAGTTAGCTAAACATGGCTACATTAATAAAATCAATATATACAGGTAGTGATGTAACTGCTTTAGGTGAGATGACTTCCACAGATACTATAGATCATGGAGTGGCGGGGAAGATAACAGCCTTAACCGATAGCGCAACTATCACCCTAGATCTCAGTGATAGTAACAACTTCTCTGTGTCTCTAGGCGGTAATCGTACATTAGCTAACCCCACCAATATTGTAGCTGGTCAATCTGGTTCTATCTTCATTACGCAAGACGCTACAGGCTTCCGTACATTAGCCTATGGCAGTTACTTTAAGTTCGTTGGTGGCACGGCCCCTGTACTATCTACGGTTCTCGGTTCAATTGATCGCCTAGATTATGTAGTGAGTTCAGCAACCTCTATTCATGCGGTAATTTCATTGGATGTAAAATAATATGGGCGTACTAAACGATACTATGATGATGGGAGCCAGTGCTGCTGGTGGGTACGAGATTGAGCAGAGTTTAAGGTTTAATGACGTTAGTGCTGCTTATTTAAGTAGAACGCTGACAGTCTCAGGTAGTAGAACCACAATGACTGTGTCTATGTGGGCTAAACGTGGGGATCTTGGCCTTGACACAATGTGGTTGTTTGGTACAAGTGGAAACTGGGAAGGGGCTAGATTTTGGTCGGATGATACCCTGTACATATCTGGGCCAAATGGCTCCCAGTGGATAACAAATGCAAAGTTCAGCGATACCTCTGCTTGGTATCATTTTGTATTTGTATTTGATACTACTAACTCCACAGAATCCGATAGGCTTAGATTTTATGTAAATGGTGAGCGCCAGACTTTTAGCTCGGAAGGAGCGTTAGCTTTAAATCAAACCACTACTGGATGGAATGTATCAGGCGCAACAAACACTATTGCTAACCAAGGTACAAGTAACAGACACTTTGACGGCTACCTAGCAGAAGTAAACTTTATCGACGGCCTAGCACTAACACCAGACTCCTTCGGTGAGTACGGTGACTACGGTGAGTGGAAGCCTTTGAGGTACACAGGTGCTTACGGTACTAATGGCTTCTACTTGGACTTCGCGGACAGTGGTAACTTAGGTAAGGACTTGTCAATCAATGCTAACAACTGGACACCTACGAACCTAGCTGCAACAGATCAGATGTTGGATAGTCCTACGAATAACTTTGCTACTTTGAATGCTGTTGATGCAGGTTCTTCTGTCGTACTTAGTGAGGGCAATCTTAATGTTGCGCTAGGAACAAGTAACGGAAGGACAGCCAATGGTACTATTGGCACTACCACAGGCAGTCATTACTTTGAGGTGTTAGTTAAATCAATACCTGACCCATATATAGCTATTGGTATAGTTGATTCAAAATATTCAGCTAGGAGTAATACAACATCTTATAATTCTGGTAAAGGGGCTATATACAACAACTGGGATGGTAATGTTTATCTAGACGGGGCATCTACAGCTTACGGTGCTACATATGTACAGGGAGATATTATAGGTGTTAGTTATGACTTAGATACAAGAGTTGTTATATTTTACAAAAACAACGTGTCTCAAGGCAGTTTAGCCCTGCCTTCCAGCTTAGGAACTTTAGTCGCAACAGTTGCATCAGGGACAAGCGTTAGTAATAACCAAGTAGTAGCCAACTTCGGACAAGACTCTTCCTTCGCTGGCAACAAGACAGCACAAGGCAACTCAGACGCTAACGGCATTGGTGACTTCTATTACGCACCTCCTGCTGGCTTCATAGCGTTGTGTACGCAGAACTTGCCTGATCCTACTGTTATTCCTAGTGAGCATTTTAATACAGTGCTTTATAGCGGCAACGACTCGGATAGAAATATTGATGTAGGTTTTAAAAGCGATTTTGTTTGGGTAAAGCACAGAAATGGTGCTAGCTCACATCGGCAATATGATTCAATTAGAGGTGATGGGCAAACATTATTTAGCAATGCAACAAACGCTGAATATGATGGCACTGGTGACGGAATATATTTCACATACGCAGATGGGTTTAATATAGATTCTGGAGCAAATGATTATAACTACAATGAAAGCGGCCAAACATACGCATCTTGGAACTGGAAAGCCAACGGCGCAGGAGTATCCAACACAGACGGTACGATAACCAGCACAGTGTCAGCTAACGTAAAGGCTGGGTTTAGTATCATTAGTTATACGGGTAACAGTACGGCTGGTGCTACAGTTGGGCATGGTTTAAGCATTGCTCCTGAGATGATTATTGTTAAAACAAGAGACGTAGTAGGTAATTGGTATTTATATAATAAGGAACTACCAACGGCATCTTACACTCTAAAGCTAAACACTACTGACGCTCAAAATAGCACAAACCTTACAACTTGGAACGGTACTGACCCATCTAGCACTTTAATAACTCTAGGTTCATCAACTAGGGCAAACGCTAGTAGTGCAATGATAGCCTACGCATTCCACTCAGTAGACGGCTACTCTAAGGTCGGCAGCTACACAGGTAATGGCTCGACTGATGGTACGTTTGTACACTGTGGGTTTAGGCCAGCTTATGTGATGATTAAGCGTACTGATGGTGTTTCAAATTGGGCGATTTATGATGCGGCGCGAGATACTTATAATGCTGCTGATACTTTCCTATATGCAGATGGTACTACTGGCGATCAGACTTATGGCGCTATTGACTTTGCATCTAATGGGTTTAAACATCGTAGTTTAGTGACTGCCTTAAACGCCAGTGGCGGTACTTACATCTTCATAGCATTCGCAGAATCCCCATTCAAACACAGTAACGCTCGCTAACAGGGCAATCACAATTTAGGAGAACAACTATGTGGTTCGTTGGTAATACAGAAGTAGGATTTACAGTAAACAAGGCTAGAGGTTTAACGATTGGGGATGTGCAATACCCACGCAATATCTTTGTACTCTGGTCAAAAGAAGAATTAGCTGCCATAGGCATTAAGCCTTACAGCGAGGTTCATCCAGACCAGCGTTACTATACGTCAGGCGCATTAACGCGCACTGAGACTAATGGTGACATGGTGGGTACATACGAAGCAGTTTCTAAAGATGTGGATCATCTTAAAAGCAATATGCTAAGTACAGTAAAATCAATTGCTGGCTCTTTGCAATCACATGTAGATTGGTACTGGTCACGGGCAGCTAAAGGCGGTAAGGCAGTGCCAACAGCTGTAAAGACGTATGCTACTAGCTTGTACACGACTATGGACGCTAAAGAAGCTGAGGTAGCTGCTCTAGTCACATTAGCCGATGTTAAGTTGTACCAGAATACTCCTATGATTGAGACTCGTAAGATCAAGCATACCTCAGATGAAGGTGTAGAGACTTACGGCCCTGAGACTGAGACACATGACCGTGAGGTTAACTTAGTGATGTTTGGTTGGGGTGATTCACCTGATGATGAGGTTGATCTAGCCTTTGTAAGTATAGTAGGAGCATAACCTATGAGCAAAGTAAGAGATTCAGTAGAAGACTTACGGATTATAGATGATAAGGCTCCTATTGATAATCCTAGTTTTACAGGGCCAGTGACTGCTACTGGTGATACTACTATTGGTGCAGCCACCGCAGCAACTAATGTCCAGCTGATATTAAATGGAGTAGCTAGTAAAGCTCAAAGGATTAAGTTTGCTGAAAGCGGTGTTGATAAGTGGTTTATCGGTCAAGGCGCAGCAAGTGAGACTGACGCATTTGAAATTTACAATTCCAACGGGCAAATGTCTTTAAGTATTGCTAAAGCCACAAGCAACGCTAGCTTTTCAGGGAGCTTAATAGCATCAGGCGG